TAGGGTGATTTAAAACTATTAAAAGAACAAGGAATTGCGAAAGATTTTGAGCTTCAGCCAAAATGACGAATTATTGAGAAGGTGGTTACATGAAGAAAAGGCATTGGACTCAAGAGGAAATCGATTATTTAGAAGTTAGTTGGGGCACTGTATCGCTACCAGGGATATGCAAAAAGTTAAATCGTACAGAAAACAGCGTAAAGGTGAAAGCGTATAAGTTAGGGCTTGGCGATCCAATTAAAACCTTCGACGGAATTACAATCTGTGAATTAGCAAAAACAATAAAAGTTAACTACAGCATTATGAAAAATTGGGAAGAAAAATATGGTCTACCTGTTATGTATAAACGTTTTACTAAAGTAAAAAAAGTCAAAGTCATCAAATACAAAGATTGGTGGAAATGGGCAGAGAAAAACAAACAAATGATTGATTTTAGTCGATTTGAGAAGGGGGATTTAGGTCCCGAACCAGATTGGGCGGAAGAAAAACGCAGAGCAGACCATCGTAAAAAGATGTACGTGCCAAAACCACATAATACGCCATGGAGTAGCAGGGATGATAATCTGTTAAAACACATGGTCGAAAAAGGTTATACGTATCCAGAGATATGCGACCAGCTGCAACGAACACATGGAGCGGTTAAACGTAGATTGCAAGACTTGGGAATTAAATACCGTCCAGCTTATCTTGATAATCACAGGCCTTACACGCAAAAAGAAATTGACTACATCCTCGAAAGTATGAAAAAAGGAATCAGTATACAAGAGATATCCCGTCACTTAAAACGCAGCGAAGCTGGAGTAAGAGGGAAGTTGGAACGGATGGGGTATAAGTTTAGAAATGGCGTTCCGCATTTGGATGAAAAACAAATTAGTTGAAGAAAATCTTGCTGATGGAGAGTTTTATCAACTCTTTATCAGCACTCTAATCAAGCGAGTGCCAAGGAGGGCTGACATGGCAAAAACAAAATACAAAAACAAGAAAGTAGTAGTGGATGGAATCGAGTTTGATTCCAAGATTGAAGCGAGATACTACGAACATTTGAAACTATTAAAAGAGCAAGGTATCGTAAAAGATTTCGAGTTACAACCAAAGTTTACGTTGCTTGAGAGTTTTAAAAAGAACGGGAAAACCTTCAGAGCAATTACTTACCAGGCTGATTTTAAAGTTAAATACGCAGACGGCCGCATAGAAGTGGTCGACGTAAAAGGAATGGTTACACAACAATTTGAACTGAGAAGAAAACTTTTTGAGTACCGTTATCCATATGAATTAAAGCTGATAACATACTCGAAAATCGATGGTGGTTGGATTACGCATGAGGAACTTAAGAAAGCGAGAAAGGCTCGGAAAAATGCCAAAAAGGTGATTTGAATGGTGGTTGTAGATGCAAATGCTCGGTTAAAAGCGCTAGATCGACAAAAGCCACTGTACAACTTGCACTGCAAAAATTGCGAAAATTACAACGAAAGAAACAGCCTGAAATGGTGCCCGGGTTGCGCTATTTGGGATGAGTTTTTGAAGATTGGGAAAGTGTTAGATAACACAATCAGCGAGAGAAGAAAGTGCTTAGTGAACAATTGAAACAAAGTGTGACAAAGGAAAGGAGAATAACAAATGAGCAATAAAGAAATTGAAGTTACATTACCAAATCGTTATACAGTTGAATTGTACGAACATGAAGGTGATATTTTTCTTGGATTAACCAATCCGAAAGGATACTGTATTTCAGATACTAAGTTACAATATTCGGAAATTAAACAAATTCGCAATATAACAGCTTTGAAGTTTTTTGAATTTATCGAGCCATACTACGCTTTGATTAAAGCAAAAGATTGCGAAGAAGCTGTAAAAAAGTATATTGAAGTTGTTGCTGGCGAAGAAGATGAATTTGATAAGCTATTAGAAGAATGTAAATTAGTACATGAGCTTTATGCAATTGTGAAACTTTCGCAAGCTGTTGGTGAGGATGGAAAATTAAGCGATGTAGAAGAAATTGTAGAAATTTTAGAAAGTGACGAACCAGAAGTATTGTTAATCGATGGTTGTTTATTGTAAGTCGCAGTACGTAAAAAATGCGAAATAAAAAAGGAGGCATCGATTAATGTTTCCTGCGCTTATGTTCATTGTTGCGGAGCAAAACGGGATACCGCAGTTAATCGACAATAAATTTTATACATCCGAATTGTGGGCAAGAAAACGACTAGAACGTTTGAAAAAGTCTAACCCAAACTTTAACTACTTTATCGCATACGCTGATTCATTTAAACGGTTAAGTTGATAAAAAAAGCTGTGGCCACCTTCAACCCACAGCCACAGCTTACCTCCTAGCTAACAACTCAATTATAGCATAGGAGGGCGACCTATGGGTAAAGGGCAGATAACAAAAAGTGTATTACGACAATGGATTGAAAATTATAGATGGATGGTTGAATCAATCGAAGAAGCTAGGCAACCAGTAGCAAAGGTTTCAAATGACAGCTATATAGGGGCGAAGATAGCTCAATACGGGATTGAAGCAACTTTGCCAAAAGCTAGTGGGTTTACGGGCGATCCAGTCTATTCAGAGGTGAGTAGACGTTTATATTACAACAATAAAATCATCAAGCGATATGAGGAAAAAATCGCAATCGTTCAATCTTTAATTCCATACGTGAAGGGCGACAGAGAAAACGAAGTATTACACCGATTGCTGAACGGTGATTCGATGGCGGCTATCGGAAAACGCATGAAACTTTCTAAGTCAACCATATTCAGAATCCGAGAAAGTATTCTTGAACAAATGTTAAATGCGAATGAAACGAATGAAACGAATGGAACGATTGAAACAAACAGAACAAATTTTGGAAAATAAATTTTAAAGTGTAAAATATGAGGTAGGTCCGGGGCGGCGTGAAAAACCGCTTCGGTGAATCATTACCATAATAAATCAATAAAACACAAGTTTCGTTTTGCTACTATTTTTACCACAATAAAAAATATGCGAATAACACAATTCGATAATGTGATCAATGAGGATTTATGAGACGCCATAAGCAATCGTGTTAGTTTAACTAATGCTGTTGTTTATCGCGTCTTTTCTTTTTTGCGAGGTGAAAGTTATGCAATACACAATCAAATGCGAAAAATGCGGACGTCCAGCCTCGATTGAAAAGCGAGAAGTTAACGAAAAACAGAAGAAAATACATACGGTTTATAAAACGCAATGTGAATGTGGTGGGAAAGTAAAACCTATCTGGGATTAGTTTCTTTTATCCAAAACAAACTTAAATACAACGGGGGTGGCGGTGATGTGACATGGCAAGACCTAGAAATCCGAAACGAGATGAAGCTTTTGAGATATGGAAAAAGAGTGGCGGAACAAAGAAATTAAAAGACATTGCCACCGAGTTAGAAGTATCCGATTCCCAAATCCGAAAGTGGAAAAACTTAGACCAATGGGAACAAAAATTGAAAAGGAACGTTACTATTGAGAAAAGGAACGTTGCTAATCAAAACGATGCGCAAGAAAATGATGATAAACCAATTGAAATTGAGATAGATGAAAACAATGAATTAACCGAGAAACAAAGGCGTTTTTGCTTGTATTACTTGAAGTATTTTAACGCTACAAAGGCATACCAAAAGGCATATGGCTGCGACTATTTCACAGCAAAAACAAACGGAAGCCGCTTGCTTGCGAATGCTAACGTTTCTAAAGAGATAGAGCGGCTGAAAGTAGAACAAGTAAGCGAGTTGAAATTAGAAGCTCGTGACGTTCTTCAAAAATACATCGACATTGCCTTTGCGGACATAACGGACTATGTTTCATTCGGACAGCGTGAAGAACAAGTAATAGGGATGTACGGTCCTGTATTTGAGGGCAAAGATGAAAACAAAAAACCTGTCATGCAAATTGTTAACTATGTTGATTTAAAAGACTCGGCTATGGTAGACGGGACTATCATTACGGAAGTGAAACAAGGTAAAGATGGCGTGTCTATTAAGCTAGCCGACAAGATGAAGGCGCTTGAAAAGTTATCGTTGTATTTCGATTTATTCCCGGATAACTTCAAGCGGAAAATCGAAGAAGAAAAACTCAAAATTGCTCATCATAAAGTGTTTGGACCAGATGAACAAGAAGAATTTGAAGACGATGGCTTCCTAGAGGCGTTAGATGGCAAGATCGAAGAGGTGTGGGATGATGAAGAAGCTTAAACCCGCTCCTTTTTATTTTCAGCCGTTTTCCAAGAAGCAACTCAAGGTATTGACATGGTGGCGCAATGGCTCACCTGCCAGCGGAAAAGATGGTATCATATGTGACGGTTCCGTTCGTGCAGGAAAAACCGTTGTGATGTCCTTATCATTCGTTATGTGGGCGATGGAAACGTTTAACGAAGAAAACTTGGGTATGGCAGGGAAAACAATAGGGGCACTACGTCGGAACGTCATTACGCCGCTCAAGCGGATGTTAAAGTCGAGAGGGTATAAAGTTAAAGACCATCGAGCAGATAACTATTTGACGATCACATTTAAAGGGAAAACAAACTATTTCTACCTGTTTGGCGGGAAAGATGAATCATCCCAAGACTTGATTCAAGGGATTACGCTTGCTGGAATGTTCTTTGACGAAGTAGCGCTCATGCCTGAATCTTTTGTCAATCAAGCAACCGCTCGTTGTTCAGTCGACGGGGCGAAGTTATGGTTCAACTGTAACCCAGCTGGTCCGTATCATTGGTTTAAGGTTGAATACTTGGATAAACTTGATGAGAAAAACTTGCTCCATTTACATTTTACGATGGATGACAATTTATCGCTGTCCGAGCGGGTAAAAGAACGCTACAAGCGGATGTATAAAGGTGTGTTCTATCAACGATACATTCTTGGTCTATGGGTGCTGGCGGAAGGCATTATCTATGACATGTTTAACAAAGACGAGCATGTCGTTCCAACAGAGCCACGCCCATATGAAAAATACTATGTATCGATCGACTATGGAACACAAAACCCGACGACATTTGGATTGTGGGGGCTTTACAACGGCGTGTGGTACAAGGTGAAAGAGTACCACTACGATGGCCGAAAGCAAAACAAACAAAAGACAGACCAAGAATATTACGAGGACTTGGTCAATTTTATTGGCGATATTGAAAAATACCGTTTTAAAGGCGTAATTGTCGACCCATCAGCCGCTTCATTTATCGCGTTATTGCGTCAGAAAGGAATCAAAGTCATCAAAGCTAAAAACGATGTGCTAGACGGCATACGGAATGTGGCAACAGCGCTAAACAAAAAGATGATTCTCTACAACGACTGCTGCAAAGAGACATTCCGTGAGTACAGCTCTTATATATGGGATGAAAAAGCGGCGGAGCGGGGAGAGGATAAGCCGTTGAAACAGAATGACCATCACATGGATGGCGACCGCTACTTTGTCAATACGGTACTATTCAGCAACAAGGCCCGTGCAGTTCCGTCGTTGTATTAAGACACGGAAGTGAGGGGTGGTCTTTATCATCAAAATTGAATTTGATAAATTGAGTGAGAAACTTAAAGCGAGTGATTTAGAGAAAATACCTCCCGAAATAGGAGGTATTTATTTTGTTTACAATCGTAAAGGCGAATTGATATATATTGGGCGCTCTAAATGTTTACGAAAAAGACTATTGGATCATTTCGCCGGAAGGACTCACACCAACCCATTTCACAAGGAGTTTTATGAATTTAGATATATGGCCGTGAGAAACAAGACCGAACGCAAAATTTATGAGTTATATGCTATCAATGCGTTAAAACCTAAATACAATCAAGCTGACGTATGCGATGATGAGGAGTTCGAAAACGTTGTTGATGAGGAAAAAGAAAAGTTAGCTCGTTTTGTCCTTCAACTTCTCAAAGTTAATAAACGAATTCCGATTGGGATTCACACCATCAAACAAATATGCGAGAACAACAATTTTGTGAACGTAAATTTGTTTGATGATTATATACAAAGATACTTAAGCAAAAACCGAGTGGAGTTTAATGGTAAAAGTTTTGTATACAAATAACGCACAGCACAAGCATAAAAACATGCATAAAAGCGAGGTGAACACATGCGTTCAACGATACAGTTATCTATCCAAGCAGTCACAAGTGACATTATTAAACAGATACTTGAATGGCATAAACCACACCGTGATGCGATGTTAGGATTATACAACCGCTGGCGTGGCGAAGGATTACCGATACAAAGTAGACAGTTACCGGACCCGAAGAAACCGAACAACAAGATTCCAAACGACTATCGTGGTTATATCATCAATCAAATAGTTGGGTATCTGTGGGGGCAGCCGATTTCTTATAGTTTAGATACACGAAAGTATGAAGAAACAAAAGCAAAAGAAAACCAAGAGCGCATTTCCCGTTTTACTACCTTAAACACTATTGATGACCTAGATAGCGAAACAGGAAAACTTATGAGCATATGCGGTTACGCCGCTCGTCTTATGTATATAGACGAAAACGGGGGAGAACGCGCCATGAACATCTTCCCGTGGGAAGCGGTATTTATCGAAGATGGTGGCGAGATTACACATGCTATGCGCTACTACACCGTGAAAGATATCGTCAATGATAACGAATACACAAGAGTAGAGTGGTACGATAACAAAAACGTCACGTTCTTTATCGAGGACGATGGCGTTTTTATTATGGATTCAGAGGGCAGCCAACCTCACTTATTCGATTATGTACCGCTCATCCGCTTCCAAAACAACGATGAGGAACAAGGGGATTTTGAAAAAGTCGAAGCATTGATTGACGCATATGACAAGATTGTCAGTGACTCCGTGAATGAAATCGAAACGTTTGCCAATGCGTATATGGGCTTCAAGGGTGTACAGATTGACCAAGAAACCATTGAGAAGATGAAGCAAACAGGTGGTATCGAGATTGACGAAAACGGCGATGTGTTCTTCATCACGAAAAACATCAACGACACATTCGTCGAGAACAACAAGAAAACGTTAAACGAGAACATCCACAAGTTTTCCGCTAGCGTGGATATGTCTGATGAAAAATTCAGCGGCGGTGCTCAAACAGGGGAAAGTCGCAAATGGAAATTGATTGCACTTGAAAACAAAGCGGGAACGAAAGCTCGGAAGTTTGGTAAAGGCTTGCGTGAACAATTCAAAGTATTGTGTAGCGCATGGAAGAAGAAAGGTATCGACATTGACTACCTCGATATCTTCTGGGAATTCAAGCGCAATATTCCAATCGACCTTTCTTATGTAGCAGAATATGCGTCGAGATTGAAAGGAATTCATAGCGATCATACGTTATTGTCGCAAATTCCGTATATAGATGATGTCTCATACGAGCTAGAACTTATGAGGCAGGAACAAGAAGAAAGGGTTGACCTTGATTCGTTTGTGGATGATACAGAAACACAAGAACAAGAGGAAGTGAACTAATGAATGGCTAAATATCGTAAAAAGCCTGTTGTTGTTGAAGCGTTTCAACTAACCGAAGAACTGCTAGATGAAAAAGGATGGTCAGAAGAATATGTAGGAAGCCGAAAAATTAAATATCGGCTAGATCATGCCATTATCCAAACGCTTGAAGGGGAAATGATCGCGAACATAGGTGATTACATCATTACAGGTATCCACGGTGAAATATATCCTTGCAAACCGGATATTTTCGAAAAGACATATGAAAAAGTAGCGGATTAATTTTTTGGATAAGAACGAACTCAAACGAGGGCGTTCTTTTTTTATTGTTTCTTGTCCTGAGTAAGACGTTAAACTGCTCGAACAAAAATAGGACTTTACAGGGGCTTATGCAACTGTGAAGGACGAAGGAGGAAATGAAAATGACTTTTGAAAAACAAGATAATCTTTTTGATATGCCACTACTTCGTTTAGATATTCAATATTTCGCAGATGATGGCGGCGATGGTGGAGACGGCAATCCACCAGCTGGACAGCAAGATGGAGGACAGCAAGATGGAGGACAGCAAGACGAACAAGACAACGCACGAGGGTTACAACTAACACTTGATGCGGTGCAAAAGTTCGTCAATGAAAACGATGACGCAAAAAAGTGGTTGCAATCACTTACGGATTCACGTGTGACGGAAGCTATCAAGACATACGAGAAAAAGACGCTTCCGAAAAAACTTGAGGAAGAGATTGCAAAACGCTATCCACCGGAAACACCAGAACAAAAACAGCTAAGGGAGTTGCAACAAAAACTCGAGCAAATCGAGCAGGAAAAGATTCGCGAATCGCTACGCAACAAAGCTTTATCTGTTGCGACTGAAAAGCAATTGCCAACGAAGTTAATTGACTTCTTTGTTGGTCCAGACGAAGACACGACCATGAAAAACCTTGCTGTATTTGAAGAAGTATTCGCTTCCGCTGTTCAACAAGCGGTAGAAGCACGGTTCAAAGACGGTGGTCGCAATCCAAAACCGTCGAATCCGGATGACCAACCGCTCACAAAAGAAATGATCGAGAAGATGACACCGGAAGAAATTAACGCAAATTGGGAACGAATCGAAAAATTCTTACAAGGAAAATAGGAGGATGATGTAACATGGCAATCAACAACTTTATCCCTACAATTTGGAGCGCACGTTTGCTTCAAAACTTGCAAAAAACATTGGTTTACGGTCAAGTAGGAGTCATTAACCGTGATTACGAAGGTGAAATCCGAGCATATGGCGATACAGTCAAAATCAACAACATTGGTCGTATTTCTGTCGGTGATTACACGAAAAACACCAATATGCCGGATCCAGAAACACTAACTGATGAAACTCGTACACTTGTCATTGACCAAGCGAAATTCTTTAACTTCCAAGTCGATGACGTTGATAAAATTCAACAAAATCCGAAATTAATGGATGAAGCCATGCGTGAAGCCGCTTATGCGTTGCGCAATGCCGCTGACCAATTTATCGCATCTCACTATGTCGATGCAGCTCATACTATCGGTGATGACGCAACGCCTGTAGAACCAACTAAAAATGACGCTTACGAATACCTTGTTGACTTGTCTGTGAAATTGGATGAAGCAGATGTACCGGAGCAAGGTCGTTTCGTTATCGTACCGCCTTGGTATGAAGGATTAATGCTCAAAGATGACCGCTTTGTTAAAACAGGAAGCCTTCCTTCGGAAGACCGCTTAGTAAATGGTGTTATCGGTCGTGCCGCTGGATTTTTGGTGTTGAAATCCAACAACGTACCAAAAGTAGCGGCAGGACAGGGAGTAGTAGAAAACTACAAAATTATCGCTGGTCATAGCATTGGATGGTCTTTCGCTGAACAAGTAAACCAAGTCGAAGCGTACCGCCCGGAGAAAAGATTCGCTGATGCTGTAAAAGGCCTTCATTTATACGGTGCCCGCGTGACAAGGCCTGAAGCGTTAGCTGTCTTGAGTGCGAAACGTCCTGCAAACGCATAATCTTTATGGATGTAAAGTAATTTGACCGAATACCCGTTCTATTGTATAATATTTACAAGGGGGTATTCGGTCATGACTATGGGTGTCTATTTAATTAGGAATAAGGTGAATGGGAAAGTTTATGTCGGTTCTTCCATTAGGATTGAGGAAAGATGGGAAGATCACATCAGAGAACTAAACGGAAATAGACATAACAATAGATACCTGCTTCACGCATGGCAAAAGTATGGTCAGGAAAATTTCTCTTTTGAAATAATTGAAACAACTGACGACGAATCATCGTTGGTTGATTTGGAGCAGAAATGGATTGACCACTATCGTTCTTACGAGCGAGATAAAGGTTATAATTTAAGCCCGAGCGCTTATAACATACTTGGTTACAAGTTTACGGAGGAGCAAAGGAAGCGTGTTTCTGAAGCGTTGAAAGGCAAGAAAAAAAGTGAAGAACACAGAAAAAATTTATGGAGGAATAGAAAAGTAACAGAAAAACAAAGGAAATTCATGTCCGAACTAGGGAAAAGGTGTAAAGGCAGAAAAATTGTAGGTGAGCATAGCAGAAAGAAATCAGAAGCACAAAGAGGTTCGAAAAATCCAAGTGCTAAATATACAGAAGAACAAGTAATTGCAATAAGAAAAGATTTAGCTAACCACCTTCCTATGCATGTGATTGCTGAAAAACATAACGTTAGCTATCACTTTATATACCGTATCCTTAAAAATATGTCTTGGACACATGTCCGATTAGATGAAGAATCCGAAAGAAAAATCCAACAATATAACGGAAGAATAGCAACAACCGGCCGTTCAAATCCAAACGCTAAATTAGACGAAGAAAAAGTAAGACAAATTAAACAACTTCTTTCTGAAGGTGTACCTCAAGCAAAAATAGCGGAAATGTTTAATGTCGGCAAAAGTACAATAGTTAGCATAAGTACAGGAAAAACATGGAGCCACGTGGTTTAAACGAGGCTCTTTTTTATTTTGCATTAGGAGGTGTCAAACATGTGGCTACAAAACAAGAAAACAGGTTTGAAATGGTTTATTGTGAACGAGGACCATGCGAAACGACTGCTGAAAAGTGGTGACTTTGAGA